TTCCGTTCTTGCCACGAATAGATGCTTGCGTTATCTCATAGAAGCTAGACATACCCAAATCATCAATCTGGTCGCTTAGTAGCTTATGAACTGAGTCTTTCATGGAAGTCATAAACTCACGAGCGCATAGAATACGCAATTGGTCTTTAGCACCAAGTATCAGCAATGCTCTTGCAATACCCCATGACTTAGCACCACCACGACCACCATACAATACTTTGTAACGTGCCTTATCAAACAGACACTTTAACTTCATTGGGAACTGCGCTTTAGCTAACGCAGATTGAACTAACTCATTGCTCATCAGGCTTATATTCTAATTGCTTGGGCGCATCCACAAAAATTACTTCTAATCCGCTAATTAGTGGTGAGCCATCAGCACCTGTGATTTCTTGCTTAACACGCTCAGAGTACGTCTTAGGAAATCTAGCTGACATAGAACGTGACCATAATCCTGCGTTCAATTTAGGTGCGCCAGGATGCTCTAACATATACGCTTGAGCTTGATTTTCCCACCAAGACTGCGCCAGAGCTTGTGCATCACTTATCGCATGAAAAAAGTCCTCATGTGTGTCACGCCAATTGCATAGAGTTCTATACGAAACGTTGAGTTCCGCTGACATCTGCTCTAATGATTTTCCTAGCTTACCAAGCTCTATGACCTTATCACAATATGATTCGTCATAAGCAGTTGGCCTGCCCATTTTAACTTCTTCAGTCATTATTCAGCAGGTGCAGTTTCTTCAGCAGATACTGGTTCTGCTACTGTTACTGTTTGACCTTGAGCTTGTTGTGCTTGCACTTGTGGTAATGCTTGGTCACGAATCTTGCAAATAACTGGTGATACTTCAATAAATGCACCAGCAGATAAATGCTTTAATGCAATCTCAATCTCGTTTACTTCTAACTCTAGTGTAATAGCCATTATTTCTTACCTTTCTTTTTCTTTTCTGATTCACGTTGAACTGCATAGCCAATTGCTACGGCTTGCTTTGGTGGTTTACCCGCTTCAATCTCTTTCTTAATGTTTGATTGACGGGTTTTATCGCTAGTTCCCTTTTTCAACATGATTATGTATCCTTTTAATTTGGTTAATAAAATCATCATACAACAATTTATTTTTCATCATATTACATATTGTGCAACATGGAACACAATTTTCTAATACATATCCTATTCTAGAATCAAGTCTATCTATTCCATTGCTTATAAAAGCACCATTCATTGTTGGTTTTGGTTTATGAACACTTGAATTTTCAACGCCACAATAATGACATGGCTTTAATATAATTTCTTTAAATTGTTCTTTAGTAAGAGCAAAAACCAATTTTCTTTTATGATTTATTGCTCTTAATCTATAAGAATTATATTTGTTATTAAAACTTGAAATTCCTTTTTCTTTTAGATTTGCTCCAGCTTTAATCATTTCTTTGCGATAACATCCGCAAGATATTGTTTTGCCAGTTCTAAAATTAGACGTTGATATTTTTATTTCATTACCACAATCACAAACGGCATCCCATATAGCCCTTTTTTGACCAGATGGTTGAATATAAGAATGGCTATAACCTATTACAGTTAATTTGCCATTTTTGTTTCCTGTTAAATTTATTCTTTTCATTATGCCATTATGCCATACTTAATAATAAATATGTTATTTCTTTAATGGCATAATGCGTTCTTTCTATCTGGGTCTAAGTTATCTTCAATAAATTCTGCTATGTCGTACAAACTATCTACTACTATTAATTCGTTTTCAATAAATGATGTTAGTTCTATATATCCTTCGGTGTCAACTGTAGCAATAACAAGTGTCTGAATACTATCAGTTTCGTCATCTTCCACAGTTATGTGAAGTCTAATAAATTGCATTAAGCAGCTTCTTCAACAAAACACACATCTTTCCAACTCATTACTAAATATTTAACGCCATCTTCTACATAAGGAAAGTATTTAAGATATTCGTCTTTAGGGTCATCATTCATTGTGCCAAAGCGAACTCTTGCGCCAACTTCAACTGGCATCTCTTCACGTTTGTCATCAATTAGCTTAACACCAGGGCCGACAGCTACAACTGTACCCATGTTTTCAGCTTCTCTATTATCTACAATAAGAACGCTAGATAGTTCCCTTACATCAGGCTTAACTAATATCTTGTCGCGCATTGGTTTAAACTTCATAATCTTGTCTTTCTATTTCTTGTGCGGCTTCTAACACTATTTCAAGTGTTGAACCTATAACTTTATAAAATCCTACTGGTGTATCGGGATACCATTGCAATTCCCATAACTCATCAGTATCAATACATTTTTGTTTGTCTTCTAATGATATAAAATATTCGTCATCATCAATTGCAGGATGTTCACTTTCAATACGTTCTTTAGCGGTTTCGTAATAATCTTTATGTGCATTATGCGTTAAATACAAACCACATTCATGTCTAGGTAATTTCATTATGCTGCCCTCGCTGGTCTGCCACGTTTTTTAGCTGGCTCAATAGTTCCCTGCACAATACCTGCACGTTCATCGTCAAATATATTAACGATAGGAATAATTGTAGCTACATAATTGTGATTTTTTGAGTATTCTCCGCACCAGTCGTTCTCATGTTTACTGATTGACTGTGGGAATCGATGACATTCGCCTAGTATGCCCCCTGTAATAAAGAATTTACAAGAGATACATTTTTGTTTAGAATCAACTTCAGTCATGTTATGCCCCTTCATAATGTGATTAGAACCCCCTTTGGCTTCTCCACCATTGGGGGTTTGTTTTTACTACATACTGTCTTGTGCGTGTTCAGTACGTTTGTGTGAGTAACATTCATGCTCACGCGCACCGCCTTTAAACTCGCCTAAACGACCATCGTTCATGCCAGCGTGGCTTGGTTCACGACCACCAATACCATCTTCTTTACCCATAGCAACGCCACCTTTTAGTTTGCCTTTACGTTCACCTGACATATCAGATGCGTTTACGCCTTTAGGCAATTTCTCGCCTGTTTGGCCTTTTGCTGGTTGTGTGTCTTTAATACCCATGATTTTATTCCTATTAATTTGCAAATTAATTAAATTATAACTCTATATCGCAGAGTTGTGAAATTTTATTCTATCAGAATATTTCTTTTTTATCTCAATTATTTCTTCAATCGTATAGTGCTTTGATTCATGTTTACCTTCAAGCCATTCTAACTGCGCTACACCTAGCTTTTTAATAAGCGATTGTCTGTAGAGTATGATGTTTCCTGAGAGATGGTTATTGCATACTGAGCATTGCTTATGGCAATTGTCCTCACAGAAACGCAATTCTGGAGCAGAGCCAACAGTTCTATAATGACCTGCGTGATATTGACCTGTGTGGTATCGCCCACAACTGATACATGGGTCTTTTTCATCTCTAAGCCTTATCCAACGATTGAAAATGGTTTGCGCCTCTCTTAACCAATCAGCTTTGGTCTTGAGTTTGACTTTTTTCTCCTTGTATTCTTTACGTTCCTTTGACTCACGCTGCTTTGTTGCCATTGCTACTGCACAGTTAAACCCACAAACCGACTGCAATGGTTTTAATGGGTCAAACTTATCTCCACATATTTTACACTTCTTTTGCTTTGATGGTTTTAATTGCATCTATTTTCTCACAGTAGATTTTGGCTTCCGCTGCTGACCTAAACGTCAACAATGGCTCTGCCTTGTGATAATCAGTTTTCTTGTTATAGCCAAAAAGTCTAAATACATGATAAATGTAATCATCTGCTGGCCCTGTCTTTGCTATTGAATACTTACCACAATCACTAATAAGGGCATATTCACCCCATTTTTTCCATTTCACTTAGTTACTCTCCTACAAATTTCAGTCATAAATTCAATTAACGCATCTGGCGTATATTCGCGTTGATATTGCGTACAGCGTTTAGTGCCTTTTACGTTACCACAAATTGACCTATCTGTAGATGCCGTGTTGACTGGCGGTAGCTTTGGTAAATCATTTAATTTAATGCCACAAATATATAATTTTGTTTTTTTGTGAGCCACATGACCAAAATCAAACTGGTCAACTTCAATGGTAAATCCACCAAACTCATCAAAAAATTCATTAGGCATAGGTAATGGTGCTTCTTTCCATAACCGACTACCAGCAGGATGCTCTAATACACCGCCATTTAATCTAACTTGAGCTAAAGCAAAGTAAGCCAATTGCTTTTCATCTGGTCTTGGATTAGCCATGTGACTTAACATTCCCCAGGCCCTGCAAGGTGGATGTGCAATAACTGGATAGCTTTTACAATAGTTTCTAGCATCACGATGAATATCATATACATCGTACCCCCCCCTAGCTCTTTGTAACGACTGTCATCCCTAGCAAACAATATCGCTATTTTATTCATGCGTCTTTTAATTCTTCTAAAAAATTCATGTAAGGAATACGAACGTGCTTATTGAAAAATTCTGCTGCTGGTGCGTTAGTATTTAACTCTTTACGGCTTTCAATGTTGCAAATAGCTTTAACTGCATCTGCCGCATCTTCTTCTGAATCAATCTCATTGCCAAAGTTATCTTCTAGCCATTCCCAGAACATTGTTTCTTTACACCAGCGAACAGCCAACAATCCTAAGCCATTCATTCTGTTTTCCTGACTGACAATGTTAGCTCGCAATTGTCTAGCAGATGCTTCTTGTGTCATACGCACTATTGCTATCGGTGTATCAATAGGAAAGTTTGCTAGAAACGCATCTTTAAACTGCATATCAATGTCAACGGTGACGCGAATTGTGCCATCCGCAAGTTCTTTCATTTGCCTTCTAGTACCTGTAATTGCATCCATATTAAAGCTCCTTTAACTTTTTCCAGATTAACGATAACTTAATAATTTTCCACCATACCTTTTTTGCTTTTTTGTCTTTGTGTTGCGCCCAAGCCTTTAACATCTTTTTGTTTAAAATATGTGACTTGTATTCAACCTTTTCTAATTTGTTCATAATTGTTCCTTGTTTTTAATTTCTCTAGCATCACGCATAGATTCTTTTTCTAACGCTTGTATGTATTGATAAATAATTGTTCCTACTTCTTCGTTAGTTAATGCTTCTTTGTCATCAACACAAACGTTTCTAACTGCACGACCTAGCATCTGTAAGTATTTAGCTTCCATGATTCTTTTCCTTTTTGGAATAATATTCTTCTACTAATCTTTCATAGGTATCCCATGCTTTATTGAATCTCATGTCGTATACATAAGCTAGACCTAAAGCCTTGTTATAAACGTCCACATCACAGTGCTTATACTCATCGGCAAATAACTTTAAGTCTTCCGTCACACCCCAGCACTGCAATACTTCTTGCTCTAAATCTTGTAGGCTATTTGACATAGTTCTTTTCCTTTAATGCTTGTTCAATAGCACGAGCAAAACTTTCTATACACTTTCTATAATTGCTACCAATTACATCATCTTTAAGCATATAAAATAATGCTGTAGCACCTGCATTGCCGCAAACAAAACTTTTTATCTCATCATCCGTTAATCCTTGCCATTGATGAGGGTGGGTGTAGAGAGGGATTGTGTAATAGTCATCTTGTTTAGGCGCAACTGTAACTTGATGACCTTCAAATGGAGCTTCTTCTACTTCATGCATCCAAAACACAGGCTTTTGCGCTGGTTGTTCACGATTAAAATAAACTTCTTCACCATCAATGTTTAATGTGCAAGTAGAACCATCAAGTGCGTATGACACTAATCTTGGTTTTGCTGGTTGTTCTAGTGCTTTTTCGCACGCATTGATTGCGCCTTTCACCCATGCAGTTTCATATACTCTGTCGTTGTTTAAACAATTTAAAACCTTTAATGCTTTGTGTATTGCTTCGTTTTTAATCAAAATACCACCCCCTTACATCGCATCTGTTTTTAATCACCATCCATCTTAATTTACGAATTACTTTTGTTATCTTTAATGCTTCGTCTTTATTAGTCATGACTTACCTCATCTTTTTTCTCTTCCATGCTATCAATTGCTTTAAATATAAAAGCTGGGTTCATGTTGTAATCAAAAGCGAGTTTCGATATGTCATCTATTCTAGTCTTTGGGTTCATAAGCAACTTACCAAGTCTTGAATGAAAAACTCCTTGCCTATAAAGTTCTGTGTTTTTCCAGTTTAATGCTTCGTCTTTAGTCATACTACCGCCCATACATATTCTAAAAATTTACATGATAATTTAAGCCACGCTATAATCAATGTAAATGCTGTTGTTACAGCAATTGCAGCTAATACTCCAAGACACATAACCTTAATTCCTTCAATTACAATTTTTAATGCTTCGTCTTTAGTCATAGTAAACATTCCCCACATTGTTCAAACAATTCATCTAATGTTAGCTTTGGCTCAACAATCTCAATTGTGCCTTTAGCAGGATAATCAAAATATCTAACAGGTTGACCGTCATCATCTAGCAACACATAAACAGCCATCATGCAATCCTTTTGATGTTGAGCTGTGCCAATACTTCTTGCAGCTTGCGATGATTTTCTTGCTTCTGCTCTAACGTAAACTTGCGCGTAAGCATCACAGGAATATGCTTTAACTCTTGAGCTTTGCATAGCTCTAATATGTCAGCAGGTGTTGGCATACGTTTGTTAGTATCAACCCAGCTATCAAAAGCCTTGCTCACCATCTGAAAGTCAAAGCGATATAGCTTATGCCACCAAATACGCAATAACTCTTGGTCAAGTTCTTGTTTGCCATAAAGTGACGTTAATGCTCGCATCATGGACTTAAACTGATTTTTCTCTATGTCTAGCATAACCTTCTCCTAAAAAGGTACTAAGTCTGTAACTGGTTGTTCATCTTGC